ACAAGGCCAAGATTCAGGAGTCTGCCACCAAGAAAGGCGGCGGCTCTGACCTTGAAGAATTCATGGCGCTGGAACAGATGCGCCAACAGGAAGAAGAACTGCGTGAACGTATGGTCTACGCTGGCAGACCGGGCATGTGGACCGATTGGCAAAAGTTCCAAGCGCAAGCGGCAAGGCAGCGCAGGGAGGCCAAGGAGGAGGCAGAGCGTGAAGCACTCAGGCGCAAAGAACAACTTGCGCAGCTTGTTGAGTACATTGCCCTTGGCGTAGCGTCTCTGGTCTTGGCTGCACTGCTGGTCTACGGCATCATCTTGTACATGCTGCACCTGCGATGAGCGACGAGAAGCTGAACGCCAACACAACCCTAGACAAAGTTCTCGGGTATGTGGATTCGCCGTTCAAGTTGTTCGCCATCCTCATCATGGGTGTGGTGGCTTTCGCTGGGTACTTCCTCTGGGAAAACCAAGAGTTTGTGAGGGATGCCTACAAGGAGTCCCAGAAGTTGCCAGAGATCAACACCAGCCGCGCCGATGATGTGGGTGCAATGCTGATGAAGAAAACTGGGGCTACAGTCGTCGCAGTGTTCAAGGTCAATCCACTGTTCAACAGTCGGGTGCTGTACCGCGCATACACAAAGGACGGCAGGGACAAGACGATTGAAGACATTGATGTGGGTCTGTTCAGCCAGAACGCATCCAACAATGCGGATGTGGTGCGACTGATGTCCAACGAACTTCCTTGCGGGGAATACCGCTACGCGCAAAGCGAGGTGGGCCTGTGGTACTTGGAGAAGGGCGTGGCGTACACCTGCCGGGTGAGCGTTCCGCCGGACAGCTACAGGTTTGTAGGACAGGTTACGGTGGGCTGGACGGAGCCGCCGCAGGACATCCAACAAGTAAAATTCATGCTGGAGATTGCCAGCGCAATGCTAACCAAAAGGGGTAACTGATGCTTTCACTCATTTCCACTCTCGGGGGTCTGTTGATCTCCGGCCTGCCCAAGTTGCTGGAATACTTCCAGAACAAGGCCGACCAGAAACATGAACTGGCGCTGGCCCGTGTGCAAACCGAAAAAGAACTGCAACTGGCCGCTGCTGGCTTTGCAGCGCAGGCCAAGATCGAAGAAATCCGCACCGATCAGGTGGCGATGGAGACCGATGCACGGATGACTGAAGCCGCTTTGGCGCACGATGCCAAGGTGCTTGAGAAGGCCAGCACATGGGTGTCCAGCTACGTTGGAACCGTGCGGCCCACCGTGACATACATTTTTGTGCTGGAGTTGGTGGCAATCAACGCCTTCATGGCTTGGTATCTGTACCAGCAGCCGGGTTTGATCACCAGCATTGATGATGTGATCCGCTACTCCGACTTGATCTTCTCCAGCGACGAGATGGCGATGCTGGGCGGGATCATCGGGTTCTGGTTTGGTAGCCGCCAGTGGAGCAAGAAGTGAAACTGGGCAAAGCAGGTGAAGACCTGATGCACAGGTACGAGGGCTTTCGCTCTCGGCCCTACCTTTGCCCAGCAGTCATCTGGACGACCGGGTACGGCCACGTACTGTACCAAGAGCAGATCAGGCTTCCTGTGGTTCGGCCTCCGGGCAAGACCAAAGCCGATATCCCGATGATCCGCAGCGAGTATCCATTGAAACCGGAGGACAACCGTGTCTGGACAAAAACGGAAATCAACGAACTATTCCGCGCTGACGTCGGAACTTTTGAACGGGGTGTTCTTCGTCTTGTTCCCGGTGTGGTTGGGCGTCAAGGAGCTTTCGACGCTCTTGTCTCTATTTCCTTTAACTTTGGGTTAGGCAATCTTCAGCGCAGCACGATCCGCATGAAGGCCAATCGGGGCGATTGGGAGGGCGCTGCGCAAGCGTTCATGCAGTGGACAAAGGGCGGTGGGAAAGAGCTTCCCGGCCTTGTAAAACGCCGAAAAAGCGAGATGGCGCTATTTTTGTCCGATTTGCATTGAATCAAAAGTGTCTAAGTGGCAAAATACACAACAAATTGCCGATAAAGGAGGCTTGGCATGGCCGCAGTGATGACATACAACAGTCTGGTGGCAGACATCGAGTCGTATCTTGAGCGAACCGACACGGCAACACTTGAAAAAATCCCAACTTTCATCATGCTGGCAGAGCAAATCATTGCCAGCCAGATTAAGTTTTTGGGAAACCTGACCGTCAACACCTCTACTATGACGTTGGGCGATCCGGTCATTCTCAAGCCCGCTCGTTGGCACAAAACGGTTTCGATGAACGTCACAGTTGCTGGCAAGCGCCAGCCGGTCTTTCTCCGCAAGTACGAGTATCTGCGAGAGTATTGGCCCGATGCAACGCAGCAAGACGTTCCAAAGTTCTATTGTGATTACGATTACACGCATTGGCTGATTGCCCCAACGCCTGATGTTGCGTATGGCTTTGAGGTGGTCTACTACGAGCGCGTTCAGCCATTGGATTCTTCCAACCAAACCAACTGGTTTACGCAATACGCCCCACAGGCAATTTTGTACGGCTCGCTGCTCCAAGCGATGCCTTTCCTCAAAAACGACGAGCGCCTCCCAATGTGGCAGAGCATCTATCAGCAAGCGATGGATATTCTGACCACCGAAGACAAGTTGCGCGTGGCTGATCGTCAAACCATAGCGGTGGACTCATGAGCTTTATTTCTCCATTTACTGGTGACGTTATCCAGCCAACGGATGTTAGTTTTCGTCGTTTCACAATGGCGGCAAACACGACCCTGTCGTGGCCGATCAACGGTAACGCCACAGGAGACTATGCCGCCCGAATCATGGAAGTTCAGGCCACAACTGCTGGCCTCAGTCTTTTCATGCCTCCGGCCAATCAGACCTCTGTTGGCACAGATTCGTTGATTTTTAACTATGGCTCAAACGCTTTCACGGTCAAGGACTCATCCGGCGGCACGATCATCACGATCAACGCCGGAGAGGCGCAGTACATTTATGTGACGACCAATGCCAATGCCGCAGGCACTTGGGGTGTCATCGCGTTCGGTGCTGGCTCTTCTGGCGGTAACGCAAGCTCTTTGGCGGGTCTTGGCTTGCTGGCAGTCGCCTCGACGCTGAATCAAAGCCATCCAGCCTCGGCCATCGCTAGTGGATATACGTTTGGCAGCGGAGACAGAGCGCAACTGAAAGTTTGGAGCGGCGGCACTGGTGCTATTACTTTGCCTATTGCAAATTCGCTTGGGAACAACTGGTTCACGCTTCTAAAAAATAACGGCTCTGGAACGCTCAGTATTTCAACATCAGGCAGTCAGTTAATCGACGGCCAGTTGAACAAGCAATACAACCCCGGCGAAGCGTCGCTGATTATTTGCACCGGAACCGAATACCTGACAGTTGGATTTGGTATCAATGCAAACTTCGGCTTCAACGTGCTGGTCAAGTCCGTTACGGGTGGCGCGGTTTCGCTCACTGCCAGCGAGGCGTCAAACATTGTGCAGGAATATGTTGGCAACTTGACCGCCGACGTCACCGTTACATACCCGCCAATAGTTCAGCTTTACATCATCAGTAACCAGACGGTTGACAACGGTTTTGACCTTGTCATCACCACGGGCGCTGTTGGTGCTTCCAGTGTTACGGTTCCGCCCGGTCAGCAGGTGACTGTTTTCTGCGATGGCACAAACTTTCTAAACGCCAACACGGTGCAGGTGGGCGCGTCGTTCTTCCAGCTTTTGGACGGCAATCTTGCTACTCCTTCAATTTCGTATGTGAACGAGCCGAACACTGGTATGTACCGTCCCGGAGGCGGTCAGAACGGATTTTCGATTCTTGGCGCTCTGATCATGTTGATTGACAGCGGCGGAATTTCAGTGACAGGAACTGGAAAATTTAGCGGCGGCATTTCTGGGGGTACATTCCCATGACAAAAAAGGTTTTTGCTCTCGATACCAAGCCCGGAATTCAGCGAGACGGAACCGTTTTTGACAAGGATGTTTACAGTGATGGCCGTTGGGTAAGGTTTCAACGTGGCCGTCCCCGCAAGATGTTTGGTTACCGCGAGATCATCAACAATCTGGCTGGCCCATCTCGCGGCATTTACGTCAATCCGCAAAACGCTTTCACCAACGTGTTCAGCGGCTACAGCGACGGCTTGCAAAGGCTTCCTATTGATACCAACGGTGTTGGTTCAAACTTGGCCGACTTTTCTTTGAGCAGCTTCACGCCAAGCGAATACAACCAGTGGAAGTTTGACGGTTTTTTTGACGTTTCTGGTTCTGGCAACAGCTTGCTGCTTGCTCATCCGGGTCAAAATTTGGCTTTGATTGACAGCAGCACAAACACGCCTGTTTTGGCTGGAGATTTCAACGGCCTAACCATGTCGGGCGTTGGCGTCTTTACCGATACTGCGACAACCACGACCGCGAGCGCCACGATTGTTCTGGCTGCTGCAAACCCGTACATCGGCGCAGGCCAAACCGTTACAGGTACAGGAATTCCCGCCAACACGGTTGTGGTCTCTGTCAGCACTACCAACGTGGTGATCTCAAACCCTGCCACAGCCAACGGAACGGTGACGGTCACTTTTGACAACAACATCTCCGTCTCTGGCGGTGTTGTGACCCTTCACCCGTATGTGTTTGTCTTTGGCAACAACGGGTTCTTGAAGAACTGTTCGGCAGGCAACTTGGAGGATTGGGTATCCGCAGATGCCAACGAGGTCAACGTAGCCACCTCAAAGATCGTACAAGGCCTGCCTGTTCGCGGCGGCTCCAACTCCCCGTCCGGTTTGTTTTGGAGCCTTGACAGCCTTATCCGTGTGTCCTACATCGGTGGACAGGGCACTCCTCCGCAATATTGGCGTTATGACTTGATTTCAAGCCAGTCGTCGATCTTGTCGAGCCAAGGCGTGATTGAGTATGATGGCGTGTTTTACTGGTGCGGCGTTGACCGTTTCCTGCTCTACAACGGTGTTGTGAAGGAAATCCCGAACAACATGAACCAGAACTACTTCTTTGACAACCTCAACTATTCTCAGCGCCAAAAAGTCTATGTCACAAAAGTTCCCCGTTTTGGTGAAATCTGGTGGTTCTATCCTCGTGGAAACTCAACCGAGTGCAACGATGCAATCGTCTACAACGTGCGGGAAAACGTCTGGTACGACGCCGGCCAAGCCCTTGGCGCTCGCCGTGCTGCTGGATACTTCTCGCAGGTATTTCGTTTCCCCATTAATGCTGGATGGGAAATCAACGCTACTGGCGGCGTCAACGCAACCACGATCACTCCCGGCAGTGGATACACGGACGGAACATACCTTTACACCAACTTGACCGGCGGCTCTGGTTCTGGGGCTGTTGCAACAATCGTTGTTTCTGGCGGGGCTGTGACCTCCGTGGTGCTAAGTGATCGCGGAACGGGGTATGTGGTTCCAAATGTACTGACCGCCACCCTCCCCGCTGGATCGGGGTTTCAGTTGACCGTCAACAGCGTTATGAATTTCACGTCTCTCTGGCAGCACGAGTTTGGCACTGATGCCGTGCAGGGCATTGCGGCTAACGCCATCGAGAGTTATTTTGAAACAAACGAACTGGGCTGGGTTTCAGGCGGGCCGTCTCAACCGTCTCCGGTGGGGGAGAACAGGTGGCTGCGGCTTGAGCGCGTAGAGCCTGATTTCATCCAAGAGGGCGAGATGGAGCTATACATTGTTGGCCGTCCATATGCCCAGAGCAGTGATGAAATTTCTCAGCCGTATGTATTTGACTCAAACACAAATAAAATTGACATGAAAGAGCAGCGCCGAGAACTCCGATTAAGATTTGTCAGCAACGTGGAAGGCGGCAACTATCAACTCGGCAAGGTGCTTCTCAGTGGCGATTTTGGCGATGTCAGGGGGTACTAATGGCTCTTGCTGTAATTTACGATCCTAGGGGCCATACGTTTGATTCTTGGGCCAGTCTGATGTGCGAAGCGTATGCCGCGCAGCAGCTTGAAATCCCCAACGAGAGAACCGACTGGCGGCTCTGGGGTGAGGGCTTGAAGGGCATTGACATCTTCGGTATTGATGGCGTCCCCGCACCGGGGGCTTTTGACGATTGGCAGCTTTGGGCGCAATCTTTGGTCAACACAGTAAATCAGCAGGTTTGATATGGACGATAAATACGCAGTTGATCAAGAGGCGGTAGTCAAGATTGCAACTGACTATTTTCGCAAGGCAACAAAAAGCGAAGAAGAGGCTCAGTCAATGCTGGGTGGACTTGCTCGCATTTTGGAAGATGAAGGCGCAAAACTTGTCCACCTTGGCAATGTGCTGTTTCTGGTCATGGTTCGCGGTGAGGGCGTGGTTGAAGTCCACACAATCGGTGAAGAATCCAAGCCAAGGGATTTGGCGAAAGACTTTATTGATCTTTCCAAGTATCTGAAAAATATCGGCGTCAAGACCGCATACACATACTCGGAAGACGAAAAATTCAAAAAGCTGGCAAAGATGGTTGACCTTCCTGTCAAGCAGTACAAGGCTGATGTGGAAGGCAAAAAACTCAACGTATTTGTGGTGGAGTTGTAAATGCCAGCAATACCATTTATTGCGATAGGACTTGGAGCTTCCGGCGCTTTAGCTACTGCGGGCGCTGCAATTGCTTCGGCAATCGGCCTAGGCACTGTTAGCGCCGCCGCTGCAACTGCAATTGGCGCTGGAGCGTTTTCTGCTGCCGCAACTGCTGTTCAAGGCGGCAAAGCAAGTGATGTTTTAAAGTCTGCGGTGATTGGCGGGGTCACCTCCTACGCCGGGTCGGCCATAGCCGGGTCTGTTGCAAGCTCCGTTTCATCTGCCGCGAGCGGGCTTGATCCCGGCATTGCAAGCGCGATGGGTAGGGTTGCAGGGGCGGCTGTTGCCGGAGCCATATCTTCTGGAACATCAGCTTTGATTTCTGGCAGAGACCCCATAGACGCTCTCCTCAAGGGTGGCTTGACCGCCGCGATGTCCGCTGGTATTGGTGCTGGCGTAGATGCTTTGCTCAAAGATGTCCCAGCGTTTTCAAATCCTTTGAACAACCAAGAAGCGGCCATACAGCGGGCGACAAAAGCGGCAATTGGAACGGCCATCGCATCTGGCGGCAATGCGGACGCAATTGGGATGTCCGTCCTGAATTCTTTTGCGGCCACTGCTGGTCAGTATGTTGGCACTCAAATCAGGGATTTAAGCGCAAATCTGTCTGCTGCAAACTCGCAGTTTAGAACTGTGGAGAGCGAATACAGAAGCAACCTTGAGCAGCAAGAAAGACTGGCTGCTGACTACAACAGACAACTTGCTCCGCTGCAAGAAAGCGCAGCAAGGGTCAACAATTTAATTGGCGAATACGACAAGGTTGCGGCCAACTACAACAACTATGACTCTTGGATGGAGAGTCAGGGCTATCAACTTTATCCGGGAGGGTGGGATGACTATTACGGCTCTACCCCTGATTATTGGGGAAAACAAGTATACAGGCCAGAAAAGCAAGTCACTGGCTGGGATGATTATTACGGTTGGACAACATGGACTCAGCCAGCAGGATACGAGGTACAAAACGCTCCAGCCGAACTTTCAAAAGAGAATTTGTTTAACCAAGCAAAGGCGATTGACGCACAGGCCGTTGCCGAGTCAAATGCATTCAATGATCTGAAAGTAAAACTTTTGGGCGGCGAGGTTACGAAGTACCGCACCGAAATTCAAAATATCACTGAGTATGATTCAGAGTGGGGTTATTACACAAGACAGGTTGAAGTTCAAGTTCCGTACACCGAAACTGTAACTGGATCACTTGATCCAATCAAAAATCAACTTGATTCTTTGAAGACCGACATCGAGCCTCTTGGTCAAAAACTTGCTGAACAGAAAACAAAACTTGAGAATGCAGTAACTGAATTCAGCAACACAGAGACTCAAAATGCTGCTGTTGTCAAATCGCAGCTTGAT